ATTTGCACCGCAAAGGTAAGTATTATTTTTGAAACAACAAAATTTTAAATTAAAAATTTATAACGATGACATTTAAAGAAGTAATTGAGAGTTTGCCAAAACAGACAATATCTGTTCGCAACCAGAAGATCAATGAGATAGCAGCAGCCTGTCGCGTAGATCCTTCAGCTGTGTATAACTGGCTGGCCGGTCGTACCAAGGTTCGCCCTATCTACAGGAGTATCATCGCCCAGGAGCTTGGAAAGCCTGAGAGCGAGCTATTCCCTGAGTAGAATCCACTTCAAAGCTCTACCACAAGAATAAGTTGTAGGAACCCGTCCAGATAAGTTGATGTCTGCGCCGTGAGAGGTCCTGGGATGACGCCTTGGAAAGACTGGTGGTAATAGGGGAAAGCTGGTAAAACAGAGCAACCAGAATGGTTAAAAAGCCTTGGATGAGCGGGTGGCGCGATACCCCCCCCCTATACATAGATGATTATTATTCATAGGCTAGTAGAGTTTATAAAGGCTACGGTTGTATATGCCAATAGTTCGACAACCACACTCCAGCCAGCCGCGAGGTTCGCTGGATTCTAAAACGAAATATCTAATTTAAAACGAGAATACAATTATGAGAGCAATTGATTTTGAAAAAGCCACAGAGGCTATCGGGTGCGAGTTACTTCGCCTCGTATACCATACTAAGAGTGGCGGCCAGATTAATGCAGCCTACGGACAGGTTCGCGGCACGCTTACCTACATCATGTGGGACCAGAACGGGCGTGGCTACGCTTTCGTACAGGAAGATGGAAGCGAAGACTGCGTAAGTGAGTACAATCTTAGATCGCTGCCTTACGAGCGCGACCAGAAGTTTGATCTTACCTTCGAGTAGTATGAAGACAAAAGTACCCCCCCCAGTGCTGCTACTGGATATCATGCTGAACGGCAGGTTCTTCTGCCAGCTGAGGTATACAGGACGTGGCCGTTTGGAATGGTTGGGCGAGAAACTTGGCTACGTGTACAACGAAGCATCTATCAAACAGTTCATAGAACGTATGCGGCCCTCGCTCAGAGGGAAGGATTACAAAGTAGATTTTGCTAAACAGCGAGTGATATGATAGAATATTGTGATGCTATCATCGATTGGGGCCATGTAGTGGCCGTTATCGAGCGCGAACGTAAGAACAAAGAGATATCCAAATACGCTCGCCAGCGCGAGGTGATAAGGAAAGTCTTAGGACCAAAAAGAAAGTAACTATGTTAAATAAAAACTATGGATAAGTATTATTATATATCAGTAATGGCATACCAGTCTGTTAACAACATGGGACTGGAGTTGAATAAATATGTGGTTAAACGCTACGACCAGGCTGTAGTTCATGCTAACTGCATAAATGGTATCAAGGCCGATATCGAGTGGAAGATGGGAGAACTCCAGGAGAAATATCCTAGGAGTCGCCCATTTGAGCTAATCGTTAATGATAGAAAAGATAAGCATGGTGAACCATATAAAGATCTCTACGTAACAGCGAATAAGGATATCGATAAGCATATCTTCGTTATGAATGTTTCGGTAGTGAGACACTTAAACCTAGAATGCAATTTAAATTATTAGAGATATGATTATAGAACGAACTTACCTCCCATCAGAACTGCACCATGGGGTGTGTAGTTGTTGTGGCCATGAATCCGACGAAATAACAGAAGAGGGTGTCTGCGTCGATTGCGTAGAAGACGAGCTGTTTTACCAAGAAACAATGAAAGGCCTATAAAATATGTACGGAGTTTGTAAGATTTGTGGTTGCACAGAGAATGATCCTTGCTATCATCCGGATTGGGGATGTTGCTGGTGGGCTGATGATACGCATGAACTATGCAGTCATTGCGCTGATGAAGAAATCGCGAATGACCCATGTACTCAGCACTGCATCAACAGTAAAGGCTTCGATGAGTTTCCTGGAATCGAACGAAAAGATTTAGCAGCAATCGGCTGTCCTTTTCCTGACGATCCAGAAGAATTTTGTGTTGAATGCTCCCATCACAGCCCAATATTCGGGAATTGTGATTTAGGAATTGAAATATAAAGAGATGAACGAAGCCCCGAAAAGACGAAAGAAGGTTTGCTCTCATTGCGGGCGTAGGCTGTGGCTGAAAGATTTCTACCATTACAGCAACGGAACTCTGAGCTCATGGTGCAAGGAATGTCAGAAGCAGAACAAACGAGACTGGTACAACAAGACGCGCAAAGTTCCTGATGGCATCCGGATAGATCCTAATACAGGAAGAAAAATCGAGCATCGAGGACTAGCAAGGCGCATCTTTTGGGATAGAAGAATGATCGATGATCTAAAAAGATTGTATGCCACTACGAAGAATGAAGACTTGGTTGACATCATAGGGGTTAGTCAGCGCACACTTATACGCAAGGCAAGGGAACTCGGATTAGAAAAAGATGCTGCATGGCAGCACAACAACGTTATGAGACATCAGAAAATGGCAACTTTCGAAGCTAGAAGATTGGGGTATCCTGGCCACTTCAAAAAGGGTGAGCGCATCTGCCCAGAGAATGAATTTAAGCCTGGTCATACTGAAAGTGAAGAGATCAAGTCCAAGCGTATAGCAAGCATGAAGAAATGGTACAGAAACCATCCCTTTGCAGCTAAGGAAAGGGGAAAGAAGATATCAGAAACAAAAAGAAGAAAATATGAGCAAGATTGAAGAAGAATTCCGTTCTTTAGGTCGGACAAAGAAAGTAGAGTTTATAGATGACAACATCAGGTATGCTTCAGCATCTGCTGTTGCAGAATACGTTGAAACATACATTTATGATGTTTTAGAGGATGTCGGTGATAAAGAAATGATTGCTGACTTTCTAAGAGATAATGGTTACAAAGTAGAGAAAATATGAAATTTTATATTAGTGGAAAAATCGGCAAGGAAAATCCGAGTCCGGAGACACTTGCCAAGTTCAAGAAAGCCGAGGACATGCTAAGAAGCAGAGGTCACGAAGTGTTTAATCCTACAACCGGCGGCCTAGGGCCATGCCGAGAGCCTGGCGCAAGCAGCTGACTATGATACTTCCTTTTATCAGGAGATTATGAAACAAGTATCCATTACCATTAATGATGTAACCTATGATCTTTTGGATCTGGGTGAGCAAGAGCTCACTAGTTCGCATTTGCGTAGCGATATCTGTGTGAAGTATTGCGATCTGATGAAGGTATGTGGCCAGTTCCTGTATAATGCTGCAGTACCCTGCATGCTGGCCATGGATACGAAAGAAGAGGGTACAGGGTTTTACTTTAAAAAGAGATTATAATATGGCGCAAGTAAAAAGAATTTATAATGGGAACGTATTGATAACGGAAATATCGATCGTTGAACTGATGTCGCTGAGCAGTATTATTATTGCCGGCGCAAAGAGCCCTGAGATTAGTTTACAACAGGTGAAAAATATAAAAAGCATTATCGACGGCCTGGATCTCCAGATGAAGGAGGCTAGCAAAGAACTCTCTGAAGCTTCTGAGCGATTAGAGAAAAAGCTAGCAGACTGGAAAGCCCAAAATAAGAACTAGAATTATGGAAGAAAAAAGAAAATCAACCCGTCGTGCCTGGACGCGCGAAGATATCAGTTATCTCACACAGCACTATGGTAGAAAACCAATCAAAGAGATAGCTAAGGAACTGGGCCGTAGTGAACTGTCTGTAAGACTCTATGCGCTACGCCACAGGATGATTCCTGAAGGAACCAAAACCACCAAACGTAATCTTCTGGTAGAGCTGCTGAAGATAAGATTCCGCCACCTGGAAGATTTTACACCATCCAAGTATTTCTATGCCGAATGCCATATATCACAGTTCCGCTATGCTGATATATTTTATGGCCGTAAGCAGATTAAGCCAGAGGAATATAAGGCTATAGCAGCCTATTTTGATATTACTGCAGCTGAAGCTATCGAGAGCCGTCAGCTGGAGCTGGCATTTGATGATAACGAATAAACCGATAAACTCTACAAGAATATGAATCAGAAATTACAGCAAACTGTAGACAAAGTTAAGGACGCTGCCAACATAGTAGATGTGATTGGCGAGTTCCTTACACTCAAAAAGGCAGGAGTAAGCTATAAAGCCATCTGCCCGTTCCATAATGACAAGAATCCCTCGTTCTACGTCTCGCCGGTGAAGCAAGTGTGCCATTGTTTTGTATGCGGAAAAGGTGGAGACGTGTTCTGGTTCTTGATGGAGCACGAGCAGATGAGCTTTATTGAAGCCTTGCAGTATCTCTGCAAGAAATATAATATCGAGTTTCCTAAGCAGGAAATGACCGACGAAGAAAAGCTGCAGTACCAGGAACTGGAGGCGCGCCGTATCGCCATTGGTGCTGCAACCAAGTATTTCCAGCAGCAGCTGCAGCAGGCCCAATCATTCCTGGAGTCGCGTGGATACAAGACAGATGATCCGATATTGGCCAAATATGGCGTGGGTTATGCTCCAGCTGGTGGCGCCCTGCAGGCAGAACTAGTCGCCCATCAGGGCCACTCACTCGATCGCATGATTGATGTGGACTGTATCCGTAAGGATGAAAAGGGTGGTACCTATGATACGTTTCGCGATCGCGTGGTATTCCCGTTCTACGATCGCCGTGGTAATGTGGTAGGCTTCAGTGGCCGTACGCTGCAGCCCATCATCGATAATAAGCCAGCTAAGTATCTGAATACAGGCGAAACACCTCTGTTTACCAAAGGTCGCCATCTGTTCGGTTTGTACCAGGCACGCCAGGCGATATCGCGCGAAGGATTTGCTTACCTGGTAGAAGGTCAGTTTGATGTGATGACACTGGCCAAGTATGGCGTAGAGAATGCTGTGGGTGGTAGTGGTACCGCTTTTACTGACGACCAGGTACACCTGCTGCAGGCCTACACCCAGGAGGTACACATGATATATGATAGCGATGCTGCAGGTCAGAAGGCAGCGCTAACGAACTGCGAGATACTGCTGAAGGCCGGATTCATGGTTAAGTGCGTACAGCTGCCAGAGGGTAAGGATCCTGATGAGTTCGCCAGGAAAAATGGCCAGCAGACAAAGAAGCTGCTGGAGAACTATACCGATACGTTCCCTCATGCCCTGCGTAACTCCATGGTACCTCGTGGCTGTAAGGATGAGACTGTTATAGCCAAGGCCCTGGATAAGATCTGCAGCCTGGTGGCATGTGTGAGCGATCAAGGCCTTCGCCTGGAGTATATAAAAGGCGTACAGAAGGATTTTAAAACCAAGATGACCATCTGTGACGCCAAGGTAAAGAAAGCCCGTCAGAAGCTAAAAGGAATGGCCAGTTCTGAAATGCAACCAGGACTGTACGGTATAAGTGAGCTGAAAGAACACCTGCAGGATGACCAACCGGCCATTATCACCAACGATATGCAGGAGTTCCTGAGTCAGTACGAGGATTCGCCGGTAGTGCTCTCTGTGGGCCGTGCTAGCGATGCAGATATCCAGAAACTGCGTTCGGCCTGTACTATGTATGTTACTGGAGAACGTGGCTGCAGTATCGATCCCGTGGATGGAACTGAGAGTGACTATCTGTATACACTTAGACAGATGTACACCATGGGCGTAAGCAATCTTACTGTTACCGGCGATGGTGTGGCCGAAAGCTTTCTTGATTTCTATATGCGCCTGCATGGCAAGGTCCTGAAGGACTTTAAGGGCGACGAAGTGCCCCTGAAGCAACGCTGTGTAGAACTAAGCTCGTATGCCGATGATAGCGTTATCATCATCCGTAAGAATGACTACTGTCAGTATCTGGGACTATCTAAGGGTTCATTCGATGATCTGCGTAAGCCATACGTACAGGCACGCAAGGCCTCGATGAAGGTTGGCGTACAGAGTGGTGGCCTGGACGATACGGAATACTTTGATCCGTACGATCCGCCTCAGTATGTAAAGGATAACGACGAATATACCAGAATGTGGCGCGAATATGGCTACTACCCACGTCTGAACCAGGCTGGAGAGCCTATCTGTTATATGTTCAAGACTCGTGGTAACACCGCCTCGATGGAAATGGTAGGCGACTTCTATATGGTACCTCTGTTGCATATCTTCAGCGATGACTACGACCAGAACAAGCGTGTGCTGAAGCTTAACCGCCGCCACCGTAAGGCTCCGTTGTATATCGAGGTGCAGAGCCGCGATCTGCTGAAGATGTCATCCATCGAGAACGTACTGTGTAACTACGACGCTGTGAACTTCAGCAATGGTGAGGAATGGAAGTGGCGAAAGATCAAGGAATACATGTCGCTCAACTACGTAACATGTACAGAGGTGAAGGTGTATGGCAATCAGCAGAGCGAGGGCAATAGTCGCAAGCAGGATGAGCAGTTCTTTGCCTTTGCCAATGGTATAGCCCACATGGAAGGCGATAAGATGAAATTCGAGCCGGTAGATGAGCTCGGAGTAGTTACTCACAACGGCCAGAACTACTACCTGCCAGCCTGCAGTACCATCTACGCTGGCCAGGGACGCCAAAGCGATAAGTACGAGTTTATATCACAGCTGATGTACCACGAGGTACCAAAGGATAAACAGATCAGCTTTGATGAATGGGCCGATCTGATGGATAAGGTATATAAGATTAATAATAACGGAAAATTTGCTATCGTGTTTGCTCTGATGTGCGCATTCCGTAGCAATATTCACTGCATCGATCGTATCTTTACAGCACCGTTCTTTGCAGGCCCCATGTCTTCAGGAAAAACACAAATTGCGATATCCATTCGCTCGCTCTTCGTTTCGCCTCACACATCAATCTTCAACCTCAATACTGGTACCGATGCTGCCATGCAGACATACATGGCCAGCTTTAAGGATGTACCAGTAGTGCTGGATGAGTTCAATCAGAAGGATCTGTCGCCAATAAAGCTGCAGGCCCTGAAGTCGATTGTGTATGATGGAGAGGCCAAGCAGAAGCGTAAGAGTAACAGCGATAAGGATATGATGAGTGAGAAGGTGTTTACACCAGTTATCGTCTGTGGCCAGGAACCACCCGTGGGCATGGATGATAACTCACTCACATCGCGTATGGTGATATGCCAGGTACCAAAGCCTGCCAACCGCACCCAAGAGGAAACGGAGCTCTTCGACAGATTAAAGAGCCTGGAAGACCCTGCCAGGGGTGGTGGACTGCATAATATTCTGCTCGAAGTGCTTTCTCTGCGACCTCAGGTGATGGACCACTTTCGTCAGCTTAGGCAGGAGGCCTACGAAGAGTTGAAGGCTGGTGTAGTCAATGAGGGAGTTCGTGACCGTCTGATGAAGACGTTTTCTCTATTTCTTGGCATGGTGAAGCTGGTAGAACAGTATTCTCGTTTCCATCTACCCTTCACCTATGCCGAGTTCTTTAGCCTGGTACAGGTCAAGATAGACCAGCAGATGAAACTTATTAGCAGCACCGATAAGCTGGCCGCCTTCTTTACCAGCGTGAACGCTCTGATCGATACCCATAAGATTGTGGCTGGTCGTGACTTCCAGATTCGTATTGGCGGTAAGCTATCAGGTAAGGATCGTGATGGCAACGCCAGGACGTTTACTTTTGGAGCCGATCAGGAAATTTTGTTGCTGCGCGTATCGACAGTATTCAATATAGTGGCCAGCAATGGCCGACTTGAAGACAATGCCAACCAGAGTACCATAGCACAGAACTTAGAGAGCCATCCTTCATATCTGGGAACAGTGGCCACAGCCCGATTTAAGTGGACTGAGATCATCGAGAAGAAGGAAGGTGATAAGGTAGTCAAGGATGAAGTAGAAAAGAACCTGAGTACTTCTGCAGTATTACTTGATTACAGACTGTTCCTGAAGGATTATACCGACTTCCGTCGTGGTAATGATGATGTGGAAGTGTATGAAAAGAGTGGGGAACAGGTAAGAATCTTTTGAATAACCACTGATAAAAACCCTGTTGGTTGCAGGGTAATTTCTGATTCAACTACCGCTCCAACCGTCCGTGAGGATCGTTGGAGCTCTTTTTATCTCTATAGTATATAGAGTAGAA